TATTGGCTATGCCCAATAATGCTGATTATAAGATTCTTGGAGCTGCTATAGGAGATGAAATTTACCATGGTGATGTGCTCAAGAGATTCCTCAAGAGTGCTGATCAGATGTATTTAAATGAAGTTGGCGAACTCCAGAAGAAGGGCCACTTAAAATGGATGCATTCAATGGAGAAAATTTCCATCGAAGCTGTCACAGCCGAAAATTTAAAAGAGATTGATGAGGAGATAAGTAGTGCCCCTGATGGCCCTATTAAGGAGGCACTTAATTCTCTTAAGAGAAGAGTGGTTTCAACACAAGCTGTAAATACTGCAGCAGGCTTAACTATTCAAGCTACTGACATGGTCTATGGAACAGCAACTTGCGTTTCAGAAACTATTAAGTCTTACGGCGATAAAGCTGGAGAATTTGGTGTTGAGTTTTGTTCAGGAGTTAGGGAGCAATTGAAACCTGCCTCTAATTTGTTAATTCATGCTTATGAGAAGTTTAAGCGTGGTTTAATAATTGCTGGGCAATATTTGCAGACTGCTTTCGACAAATTTGTAAAGTTCTGTTCTCTAACACCAATGAAATATTTCTTAATGGCTACATCAATTGCAGCTGTTATATCTTTTGGTGCTTTCAAATTGTACAGAAAAATGAGCGGTATAGCCAATAAGGTTTTGGCAAATACTGCTGATTTAGAAGATTATGATGATAGGATGCTTAAAAAGAAGGCAGAAAAGAAGGCTTTTGAAGATATGGCTGAGGATTATGATCGATGGTACCACACAAAAGGTCCATCCGGCCATACAAGATATGAGCTATGGGACCTCCAACAAGAGTTGAGTGGCTCAGAAATGGGCTCTATGCTGGGACGTAATGCTAAAGCAGCACACGACTTCTATGAGATGGATATTGATAATGCTTATAGAGGTCAGATGAAATTTAGATCTAGACCATATGCTAATGCTCAACAGGAGAACTTCAAAAATAAAGTTATAGCTAATGGTGTTGAAATACCTACACTTGGGAATCAAAATATCAGGTGTGACACCATGCCTAACTTTATTGGTGATAATATGTTAAGCAATCAAGTTTATTTGGTCATTGACACAAATACTAAATTTGCTCAGCGTGGCTTTATGATTAATGATCACATGTTAATGACCACGTTTCATTTTTGGCTTAAAGGGGATGGAAAACTGCGCACTGATATTGAGTGGCCAGTTTACCTTAATATATATTTCCATGATAGGCCACAACCTGAAACCGTAATGATCCAGAAACCACAGATATGTGGCCAAGCTGATATTGATACATGCTTTATTCACCTTGATAGACACATAATTGGTGTTAAGGCTGTTGCCAAGTATTTTCCCAGGAGCTCAGATCTGTTAGAGCATAATACAGCAAATATACTAGGCATTAGGTATGTTAAAGGTAAGATGCATTTCCTTATTGAGGGTATCCCTCAAATGCGCTTACTTAATACCCCTTTACGTTATGAGATGGGTGTATTGATCCTAACATGCAAGGGAGTCTATTACGACTCCATATTACATTATGGTGACTGTGGCTCAATTATTGTCTGCGCCGACCAGCTTAATAGACCACGCATCATTGGTATGCATGTAGCTGGTGATCCTACTAAGGGTAAGGGTAGACGATACGCATCATTGATTAAGAGAGAGCATATTATAAAGGCTTATAATTTCTTTTGTTTACCTGTTCCTCAGGCCAATGGTGGTGTTGATGTAACCATTGAGCACCTCAAAGAAATTAATGCTTTCAAAGACATTCCTAAGGGGCAGACCAAGGGCTTTCCCTCTGGTTTCTCCGAATTTCTTAAACCAGCAGCTGTTATTGGTCTATGTGCAGCTGCTTACCATGGTGCATCTTTTATGAAGTCAAAGATAACGCCTTCTGTTATTGCTGATGATATGGCAAAGCTTGGTATTGAAAGCGGACGAGCTCCTGCCATCTTGGACGATAGGG